GTTGTTCTGCTGGATAGGATACTTGGGATTGTTGTGGTTTTGTGTCATCTATAATTACAACCTGAGATCCTTTTCTCTGAGGAGTCATCGCAGCAGGTTGTGCCACTCTTGTTGGAGGTGCTGAAATTTGTGCTTGAGTTTTTGAATATTCGGATGATGTATTAAATGGTGCATATTTACTATACTTATTAAGAGCATCAAATCTTCCTGTTATTATTCCACCATTCCACCCAGTTCCTGTTTCCCAATGAAGATGGGGTCCAGTAGTTCTTCCAGACATCCCTACCTTTCCAATTACTTCTCCTTTTTTAACTGTACCTCCTTTTTTATATCCAGATTGCATGTGAGCATATAAATGATAAATTCCAAGATTATCCTTCATCACCAAAAAGTTTCCCCATCCTTTTTCATAATCTGAGTCAACAATTTGACCATCAGAAATTGCTCTCAATGGAGTTCCTGAAGGAACTTGCAAATCAACCCCACCATGATTTCTTCCAGCACCAAGACGATCACCAACTAATGGTTTTATATTTCCTGCAGGAACTTGTACCATAGGTGATTGTGCTGCTGTGGAAGTAATTACAACATTATCAGAAATACCAAATTCTTTCTTTTTCTTCTGAATTCTTCCACCCATTTCAGCAATGGTTATTTTTCCATCCTGATTGGTATCAAGAGGTGCATTTGAAGCATATTCTCTAGAAGGTGAACTATAAAGAACTTTATTGGGATCGCCGGAAGCATATGCTGGAGCAAAAACAGTTGCATATAATTGTCCAGCACCTGCTCCCTTTTTCAATTTTCTTGTTTCAAAATACTTATCAACATATTTCATTTGCTCTGCTCTACTCATTTTCATTAGAGCAGATTGTGTTGTTCCTACTGATCTTGCTTCATTCGCCCCAAATTGAATTAAACCAACATATCCACCAACTTGTCCCGCAGAAGGATCGAATCCGCTTTCGGATGCAATTAATCCTAGTAAATCTCCTTCTCGGATATTATATTTTTGTGATACTCTTTTAATTTCTCCTAAAAATGCTGCATCAGTTCCAACTCTTTGTCTTGCTACTCCAGATAATCCTGCTGTTGCGTATCCACCTTCAGTTGGAAACATCGTATCAGGTCTTTCTTCACCAAGTCCAGGTCCTTCTTCACCCGTTTCTACTGATTTGTTTAGGGGAGTTGTAAAGAGTTCAAATGTTTTAGTAATATCATCTCCCAAACTCTGAACTGCAAGATTTAATCCATCAAAAGATTGTGCAACACTCCCATCACTAAATTCATCAAAATTTAAAGTAATAATAGCATTGAAAGAATTTTTTAAAACAGATCCAAAAGAACTTATGATTAATTTCATATTATCAACCATATTATACATTGATCTACCAAACATTTCAATTCTGGAAATAAATTCCTTTCCCATAAAAATCCATGTGGGCAAATTTTCTACAATCCAACCAGCAAATGTAAATCCCAAAAATCCTAATAATCTGCTCAAAGGTCCTTTATCGCTTCTGTTAGCAAAAGCAAGACCTCTTGATGGAGATGTTGAAACTTTTGAGGATTCTATCTGATCTTCAAGTTGTTGTCTCTTTGATGCCTCTTCTCTTCTAATACCAATAATTTTGGAATTTTCAAATAATTCTCTTTTAACTCTAGTATTTGTTGCAATGATTCTGGAAATATTATTCACAGAATCATTCACTGAAGAAACATTTTTCTTTGTTTCAGTCAGCGACTTGGAAATAGTATTGATATTAATTGATGACTTTTTAAGAGAATCTGCTATTGTTGCCATTTTATATCACCACATTATAAGTTAATTGGGAGTAGAGAACATAAAAATTATCGGGGTTTGCAGAGTTGATTAAAGGAACATCAGATAATGCTCCACTTGTAACAGGAACATTTTGTTGTTGATTTGCATTGTTTGATGTTTTAATCATTGTCAATGATGGTTTTGGTTCAGGAAGTTGACCAACTTTTACGGGTTCTTTTGGCAATGCGGCAACTTGTGCTGGGGTAGACATTTGTGCGGGAACTGCACTTTCTTTCATAGATTGTGGAGTTGTTTGAGTCTGACTCATCATTGAAGAGGACTCTTTCAATTTCATTTCATTCCAATTATATCCTTTTGATTTTGCCCATTCTTTTGCTTGTCGGCGTTCTTCATCACTCATCTTATCCCAAGCACCTTCTATTCTTCCTCTTGCTAAAGGATTATTCCTGTATTGCCATGCTTGTTCGAATTGAGAAACTCTTTCTGGACTTGGTGTGGGAGTTGCTGCTTCTTGTTTTTGCTCACCCATCATAGGTGTTTTTGGTTGCACCATAGGTTGCGGTGGTGCAGGAGGAGTTGATGATGGTACTGGTTTTGGTGAAGCAGTAGAAGTATCGGTCTTATTTTCTTTTTTAAATACCTTTGCAATTTCATCAACTTTTTTATTTAAACTTTCATCATCAAATATATTTTTACCAAATGCTTCAGCAATTTCATCGGCAGTAAAAGCAATACCAGCAATCTTTCCAATTGCTCCGAGTGGTCCTGGTGCTCTGGCAGCAAAACTAAGAGCAGATAATGTAGCATCAGTAAATTCTTTATTTTTAAGATTCATCAATGTGCTTAAAAATGTAACAAATTTACCAACTCCTCCAAGTATTCCTCCTGATTTTGGTCCTGTAGTTGCGGGTGGTTTTCCACCAGATCCCATTCCAGGAATTCTAAGTAACCCAGCAGCAAGTGCAAGTGGTTTTGCAATTAGTAATCTTGTCAATCCGGATGCAACTTTAGCAATTGTATTTTTAACTAAAGAAAATCCTGTTTTAATTGCCAATAATCCACCACCAACAATTGCAAGATTTTTGAGAATATTGAATTTAATATCATTGAATAATTTTGTATTGCCCCCTTCAGATGCTTTTATTGCTTGAATAACTTGATTAGTTAACCAACCACCAAATAAAATTGTAAGTGCTTGTCCAATTTTTCCAAAGACATCATTTACTTGAGGAACCAATCTTTGAACAGGTGCCACAAGAGCACTTTGTATTTTTTCTTCTATGTCACTTTCTTTACCAATTCTAACCTGACGCTCTGCAAGTCTCCTTTGTTTTTCTTGATCTGCTCTAAGTCTAGATTGTTCCTCAGCACCATCTTGTTGGAGAAGTAGTGCTATATTTGCAAGACCTGTTCCAAGTTTACCAATATCATTTCTTAGTGCTTGAATATTTGAATTAAACCCAATTAATACATTTTCTTGCTCACGAATAACATTTGTATTTTGTAAGTCTAATTCTCTTCTTCTACCTTCAACCGCTAATAATTCATTTCTAAAAACTGATGCATCAAATGTAGTCTTTTTTAGAAGACTATTTCTAACTTCCTGAGACAATATAGATCCTGTAATTGGATCAATGCCAGATTTTCCAACTTTTTCTGGATCTATCTCAGCCATTTGCACTGTGTTTTAGGTTTTCTTCTTCAATATATTGTTTAAGGAGAGCAATATAAATTTCTCTCTCCCATGGTATCATATTTTCTATCTCCGTCAATGAATATTTATGATGCTGTACCAGAGAAAAATTAGTTTTATAATATGACTCAAGATTTTCATGAGCCATGCCTAGGCGAAAAAACTTGATAATCCCTCCAGCAATACTTCACTCTCTACTTCTGTATTCGGATTTTTAACCTTAATGGTGTGAGAAAGTTTGGGCATTGTTTCAAAAAACTTTTCAATCTGTTTAAATTGAGTTGAAGTCAATTGTTCAATAAATTCCGAAAGTTCTTTTTTTGTACAATCAACCGCTGACCATGATTCTTCTTCACTATACACCTGCTCAATACAAGAAATAATTAAATCAAAAGTTTCGTCAACACTTATATTAAAGTCATTGCCAAAATTTGTTTTCACAAATTCTTTCATTGATGGATATTTCATTCTCAATGTTAGATTATCATCCAAATTAATATCTCTAGAATGGTTTTCATCGATATTAATTTCAATATCATCTAAGTTAATACTTACAGGAACTTGAGTCTTTTCGTCATCGGGACATGTGATCAGAACATCAACTGCTTCTCCGACAGACTTTCCACGAATATTTAAAAATAGATACTCAATATCAAAAGTTGCAAGTTGTTCAACTTTGATTCCCTTTGATAAAATGCAATTTGAAATTACTGTCTTAACTGCTTCAGCAATTTGCTTAGAATCTTCACTTTCCATAGCAATAATTAATATTTTTTCTTCCTTAACAAGAAATGGGCGATATTTGATTTCTTTCTTAAGTGAAGGAATTTCTAGTGTATAGGAAGGCGTTGCAATTTTTGGAAGAACCATTTTTTTAATTCAAATCATTTAAACATATTTAGTATTCAATTTTAATACGCAATGTAGTGTCGATATTTCTTTTTCTTTGATAATTTGAAAGTCCAGGAGCATTTGAAATATATCCAGTAACCAAACATTTCCAATTTATTTATTGCCCTTTACCGTATAAATTCTCATATAAAGATAAGTCAGATCTTAAAAATTCAACTCCATTTGAAGGTATTGATCCAGGAGATCTAGGTGTTCTTAAAACAGAAGTTGGATTTGTCTGATTTCTTGGTGCTGCTGCTGAGGGTTGAGTTGGTTCTCTGTTATTGTCTTCGACTCTTGCAATGTTAATACTATAAGATTTACCAATTACATATCGATCCATTTTAAATGATGCTTGCATTTTCATGACATCTGACTGAGAATATGCAACAGGTATTGATGCAATACTGTATGGATATAAACCTATGAAAGTATATTCGATTTCTCTTTGATAGTCACGGTCAAATTTTATAATACTAGTTCTATTTGATTTGTAATATTCAGGATACTGCATTCTTATAAAGTATCCCTGATCAATATTACTATTAATTGGCGCATTATTTCCATCAACAGGATTTGTAGAACCACTTGCAATGAATTCCATCCAATGCTCTAAAAATTTCAATGTATTATAATTTTTATCAACATAAAATTCAAGACTTATATCTTGGTATTGTCTACGATGTGCAAATGTTTCTGTTATTCCTGTATAATTTCCGTCTACATTTACTGTGGCAAGTTGAGTTGTTGGAAGCACTGCATTATTACACAACAAACCAGCGTCCTCTGCAATAAATCTTGCAGTAATTCCCCTTTGACCTAGATATTTTTTTAATTGATCTGGAAGACCTCCAAACCTGACTTCATAGTGAGAAGTTTGTGCAAGATTGGTGAATAATGGTCTTATATCTGATATTTTACGGGGCGTTGCCACTCTAAATACCTATTGTGAGTTTCTTATTGTAAGTATTTAGATGTCATATAAAGGAAAATATCAACCATCCTTTCCTGAAAAATATAATGGTGATCCAACAAATATCATCTATAGGTCTTTATGGGAACGAAAGTTTTGTGTCTATTGTGATACAAATGAAAACATCATATCTTGGGAATCTGAAGAAAAAGCAATTCCTTATCGCTCACCAATAGAAGGAAAAATTCACAGATACTACCCTGACTTTCTCATAAAAGTAAAAGAACCTAATGGTTCAATCAAAAAATATATGATTGAGGTTAAACCTAAAAAGCAAACTGCACCCCCTCCTAAACCTCAAAGACAAACAAAAAGATATATTAGTGAAGTTTATGAATATGCTAAGAATCAGGCAAAATGGGAGGCAGCAAAAGAATGGTGTGCTGATCGTGGTTATGAGTTCAAAGTAATCACAGAAAACGAATTAGGTATCAAATAATGCCACTCACAGGATACGAAAAACCATTAGAGGATTATACCAAAGAACAATTAATTGAGATTGCAAAATTTCATAACATTTATTATGCAACTGCAAGTGGACTAGGAAAACTTAGTGGATATGATAGATTAACTAAAGGACAATTGATTAATATTATCAGAACTGATCTTGATTATGTTGAAGCAAATCCACAATTACCAAGAAAAGTTGGTTCAAAGAAAAAAACAAATCAACTTAAAAATTTAAAAGAATCTTTATTGGAAAATGAAAGACCAGAAGAACTTATGAATGAAATATTAACAAGATTAAGTGGAAGTGAAGTCTCTTTTCCAACTCCAGGAAAATATTATACTTACATCTATTATGCAAAAACACCAAGAATTCGTTATGATCAACATCCACTAATTCGTGCAGGAGATATTCTACCAAGAGGATTCAGAGGGTTTAATTTTCATCTTGGAAAAATCAGACAATATAATACACAAGATGGTGATCGATTAGTGAGTGGATTATATGAATTAAGTAGAGAAGAATTTAAAACTCTATTAACAATTCCTTACGGAAAATTAGTTCAAAATTAACAATAAATAGTTAAAAAAATAAATGGCACCCATACTCCGCTATCCACTTAATAATATTGATAAAGGAGACGATTACTTTAAGATCCAGGTTATTGAATATAAAGCACCTAGTCTTAATTTGACGGGTGGATTTGCATTGTCAACAACAGAAGATGCATTAAGACAATCTGGAAATATTCAAAGACCAGAAGCAGTCATCATACTTCCAATGCCAGCAAATATTCAAGACAGTAATGCTGCAGATTGGGTATCTGGAAGTATGAATCCTGTTGTTAGTGGTTTAGCAGTAGCTGCATCATCGGCTGTGCAAAGTGGTAATATAGGTGGTTCTATGCAAGAGTCAATACTTAAAGGATTTTCTAATTTAGGTGCTGCCATTAATACTGGAGAAGGTCAAAAGGCTGTTGCTGCAGGAACTGCCGCCGCAGCATTAGCAGCAGCATTAGGTCAAGGAGATACTAACCAAATCATATCAAGAGCAACGGGAATGGTATTCAATCAAAATGTTGAATTATTATTCAATGGAGTAACATTGAGACCAGCATTTAATTTTATATTTGATTTAGTTCCAAGATCAAAAAAAGAATCTGAAAGAATTAAAGAAATTATTCGCACATTCAAAGTGAATATGACTCCACAAAAAGGAAGACCGAATGAACTTGGTGGAGGTCTCTTTGTCAAAGCACCCAATGTATTCAAATTAGAATATATGAGTGGTGGAACTGTTCATCCATTTTTACACCGTTTTAAACCATGTGCTTTAACCCAAATGAGTGTTAATTATAATGGATCTGCTCAGTATGCAACTTATCCCGATGCGACACCAGTTCATATGCAATTAACTTTACAGTTCCAAGAACTCACACCAATTTACAAAGAAAGTTACGAAGAACTTGCAAATTCTGGAGACACTTCTGTAGGTTACTAAAATGTCATACTTTAGAGAGTTACCAAATCTACAATATCAATCCTTTCTTTCCGATAGAAAGTCTGTTGATGATTATGTTCTTGTAAAAAATCTTTTTCGTAGAGTTAAACTTCGTGATGATTTGCAAAATGTATTCACAATATTTGATAAGTATCAAATTCCTGATGGATCAAGACCAGATCTTGTAGCAGAAGAACTTTATGGAAGTGCTCAATATGATTGGGTTGTTTTAGTTACTGCAGGAATTACAAGAATTAGAGATCAATGGCCATTATCAGATAAACAAGTTTATGATTATGCCGAAGAACTCTATGGGGAAAATTTAAATGCAGTACATCATTATGAAACTATAGAAATAAAAGATTCTCAAAATAAATTAATTCTCCCTGCTGGTAAAGTTGTAGATCCTAATTTTAAGATATCTTATTACGATAATGGAAATCTCTATACTAATGAAAATACATTAGGTTTAAACATTGTAAATATACAAAATCCTATAATTGGAATCAGTAACTATGAATATGAAGTTAGAAGAAACAATGAAAAAAGAGCAATCTATGTATTGAAACCAGTATACCTACAACAAGTTCTTAATGATACTAGAAAAGCAATGATTTATGATAATTCTTCACAATATGTTGATGATAGATTAATTAAAACAGAAAATACAAGATCATTAATTTCATAAAAAGGGGGGGGGTCCCCCCATTATAAGATTTAATCAGTCTTCGGCAAGTTTTGCAAAGTAACTGAGGGCATCATCGTCCTCATCTTCCTCAACCACAGCAGCACGGCGGGTAGGTTTCAGATTACTCAGTTCACTGCGGAGACCATCGTCAAGATCCTTCACTGGACCACGATAATCTTCTTCATCTTCAACCTCTTCATCAATCCGAGTTGAAGTCTTGGCACCAAGAACAGAATCAAGACGCTTCTTCAGTTCATCATAAGTCTTGTATTCGCTAGGAGAAAGGAATTCTGCCAGAGAATACTGCTTTTTCCAAATTGCTTCCATAGAATCATCATCGTCCAGAAGAGCACTCTGAGAAGCAAACTCACTAGAATCATAGTACGATATCCAGCAACATTCTTTGCTTTCAGTTTGAAGTTAGCACCTTGCCAAAAATCAAATGGATCAATAGGAGACTCATCTTCAAATTCAGGTTGCATTGCCTCAGTAAGTTTGTCAAAGATTTTCTTACCGTACTTGAACAGAAAGACTTTACCTTCGTTATCAGGATTTGCAGGATCCTTTACAACATAGATATTGCTTACATAAGTCAGTTTACGCTTTTGCTTACGAGCTACTTCTTTACCAGCATCAGTTCCATTGTTCCACAGACCAGAATTATACTCACAAACAGGACACTTTTGTCCATTCAAAGTAGTCAGGCAATTATCAATCAACCAACCGCCAGGCCCTTGAAAGGCGTGAGAATAAACCTTCACAAAAGGAAGATCTTCACCATCGGGAGCAGGAAGAAAACGGATTACGGCATATCCATTACCGCTTTTATCAACATCTAACTTCCAAAGACGGTCATCAGAAGAACCGCTACTAGTATTCATTTTTTCAACTTCTTTCACCAGTTTGGCAGTGAGAGAACCAAGTTTAGATTGCTTTTTAAGATCAGAAAACCCCATTTCGGATACCTCGGATAAATTTGATTTGTTGGATTACTTGGATAGTATAGCGAAGATTGGTCGATTAGTCAAGGTACTTCTTGAGAGACTCAATTGTTTTGTTCATACTACCGAATAATATATTGATATCAGTTTCCGGTGGGAATCCCATCAGAGCGACTGATTTTCTTAGATTCTCTTTCATTTCAACCGCCTCAGGGTCGTCTGAAAGAGACAAGCGTGTATACATTACACGCTGCTTTTCTAATAAGAGTTCAAGTTTTTCAATATGTTCCAGTTTAGTCTTACGGCTCATCATACCAAAAGTGAGAATACTTCCGTAAATTTGTTCCTGAAGTTTATTAATCTCCTTTAATTCACCTTGAATAATATCAGAGTCAAAAAAATTACTCATTGAATATTTCCCGTAAAATTTTTTTGAATTGAAACACATCAATATTTAGAAATGGATTATATTTTTTAATTTTCAAAGAAACACATTCCCACACCGGATCATTTAGTTTCTTATCAAACTTCTCTACGATTGAAAATATTTTGTCGTAAATTACGAATGTTTCTGGTGATAATTTCCCACTTAGAAATTTTTTGAGGACTATAGGGTGCCCTTTTGCACAATTGAAGACATCGTTCAATTCAGTTTCCGAGAACAATTCTGTCGATTGCTCCTTGAACAAGTAACTCAAACTTTGCTGTCTTCGCATCCACTCTGCATATGTTCTTTCTCCAGAATTTATAATTTGCCCAATCCATAAGTTACCAGGAGAATCTGTTTCTACAAAGTTTGATACTAAAAAATCTACTACTTCTTTATCAGAATATTTACGACTTGTTTTCTCAAACCAGTATTTATCGGTCCTTTTATTAAAGGATGTTACACTGGATCGGGTCTTTGCACCATATTTAAAAAAATCATATTTTGGATTTGTGAAATGATTTTTGAGTGACAAATAATGTTGATAAGTTTCAAAAGGAGTCACAATCATAAAGGCAGTTTTGCTTTTGATGTTTGCTTCATAAAATTGAGACGAGTTGCATCCCATTTCAGTTTTTCTTTCAGAGGTTTTGAAATGAGTTTTGTAATTGAATCCACCTCAATATTATTTTCCTCACAATAATGACATATTGCATCAATATAATTCATTTTTTCAAGTGCCACAATACTTTCGATTTCCAGAGCAAATTTCGAAGGAGTTAAAAACTTATTTTCTATTGCCTGTTCTAGTTCTTTATTCTGTTCCATACTGTTCCAGTTTATCTCTAACAAACTCTCTAATGTATTCGGTGAGTAGTTTGATGTACTTTGATTTGTCATATTCTTCATAGACGACGCATTCTCCATTTTCGCAAGCCATAATGATTACCAGTTTTTTAACAGAAATACCTGTTAGTTCATACAGCATACAACCATATGCCATACATTGAACAAAATAATGTTCAATCCACTCGCGTGGTTTTGGTTTTTTAGAAGTTTTAAAGTCAATTATTGCCAGTTCACCATCAAACTCCCCTATACAGTCAACAGTACCTGCAATTCCAAGAACTTTGCTGTATAAAGACCCTTCAAGAGCATGAATATTATTTATACGATTCAGATCTTTCTTAGCAATATCAAATAAAAACTGAGATAAAGGTTGAACTTCTGGAAGATCATCATTCTTCAAATGATGCTCAACTAGCGTGTGCATATCTGTTCCACGACTAGTTGCTTGTTGCGTGATCTTGTCTGCTTCTTTGTCGCCAACCTTTTTGCGCCATTTAACAAATACCTGGCGATTTTTATGACTGGTAACAGAAGTAATCGAAACTAATCTTAAAAGTTGATCTAAATCTGGAACCTTATAATATCGAATGCCATCTATAGTCTCCCTTTCTAACTTAGGGAGTTCAATATCAACATGATTAAATTTTTGACCATGAATTTCATTATATTTTTCAATCAAAGAGTTTGTCATTAAAATCCAGCATCTATTTTTGCAATAATGTATTCTTTAACAAGTCCAGAACGAACAATGTCTTCTACACCAAATTCAATTATATCAAAAGAAGGCATTTTACGCAAGACTGTCATAAAATCTACAATACCATTACGCTCATTTGTTTTTACAAGATCAGATTGAGTTCCGTCTCCACAAAAACAAATTTTTGTATTTTCACCAACGCGAGTGATAATAGAATCCAATTCATGGAAATTAAGATTTTGAAACTCATCTACAATAATAATTGAATTATCAAGAGTGGTTCCTCTTAAGAATGAGGTACTCCAGAACTTAATCGTTTCTTGTGATTTTAGATTGCCATAGAGCATTTCAAAGTCAACATCGGAAGGCATCTGAAACATATACTTCACCATATTCTTATAAGGAATTTGGTAGATATCTGCCTTATCATCATGTGTTCCTGGAAGAAACCCGATCTCACGGGTTGCAACTAATGAACGAACAAGATAAATTTTTTCATAAGGAGTTCTTTCATCAAGAACATCTTTCAAAGCATTGAATAGAGTAATAAAAGTTTTACCAGTTCCGGCACACCCATAAGCAACAACATGTTTACCTTCGGCATAAGAATCAAAAAGTCTTCTTTGATTATTAGTAAGAGGATCAATATCAATTAAATATTCACTACTTAATGGTTTTTTACGCTTTGATTGACGAGTGGTAAGACCAACACCGATTGGTTGATCTGCTCTTTTTCTTCTTGCCATTAGATTTTCTTTACAGTTGATTTTGGTGCTTTGCTTGCGCGATCTAGTACTTCATTCCATCCAGGATTTCTTGCGATGAGTTTATCTTTCCATTCACCGACTTCTCCGGGAGTAGCACATCCCTGTGACCAATCACGGGACCAAGGTTTATTATTTTCATACCAATCCATAATATCATGGACACTCATTTCAATAACTTTTTTTTCACCCGTTTCCGGATTATAAACTGGATATATTGCCATTAAACCAATCTCCATCCTTTATGTTGTTGTTGTCTTCCTCTACGCAAATCATATATGCAAGAGGGTTTTAAATTGTGTAGTTCACAAAATTCATTAATATTGTCACCATTATATATTTCCCCCTTTGGAGACATCAATTTAAACGATTTAACATGTAAGGGAGGTTTTATTCCCATATCTTTATTTCGTTTAGAAAGACGATTTTTCGCATCTTCACTCATACCTGGACCCAATACTCTACCCTTGCAGGAATTTCGTATCTTTTCTTTACTTTTTTCAGTATGTCCAGTAAAGATAGGAGGAGCATCTCCACCATTTGATTTATTGCGAAGAATTCCAGTTCCCAAATCTTTTCTACCAAAAACATTAATCATATAAATTTCATGTTTATATGCAGCATCTTCTGTAAGATTATTTTTAAGAATGAGTATTCTGTCTTTTGGTGGAGGAGAAAAGAAATCATGTTTTTGATATGCTCTTCTACCTTTACCTTTACCAATATACCATGGAGTTTTATCTTCTCGCAAATAAGCGTAAGTATAATACTCCATGAAGTTGCGAAATCAATACAAAAATATTTATGGACTCAACCGTGCTTTATGAAGACGCTTTTCTTCATAATAACCCCAAACATTTGGTGCCCACTTTTGAATTTCGGGAGCAATTTGTTCACTTAATGCCTGAATTTCAAGTTGAGCATCCAACTTAGCACGAAGATCAAGAATATGAAGAATAGAACGAAGATTGCAAGAAACTACAAAGTTTTGACGAATTCCTTGTGCTAGACCATCACGAAT